CCCTAGATTCCCTAGGTCCTCCGAAACATTGGAGTCATCATGACTAAAACCTTTAAATACATCGATAGAGTCTACAACATTCGTCTTGGCGATTGCCACGGCGAAATAGTAGACGTGTCTATCTCGTTTACCGACCAGGGTTGGATCGTTCCGATCTCACCCATCAGTTGGAAAGCGAAGACACGCGCTTTTCCAGCGTCCACTAATGCATATTTTATGCATCGCGGTATCTGTAAAGCTCTTCGGAGTGTTTACTGGTACAGTTCATTGACTTCAACCCGTCAGCGCGATTTGAAAAAATCGCTTTTCGCCGCAATCTTTGAGTGTTACTTGCTTAATGCTAGTAACAATGCTCAGGGATTTGAGGTCGTCATCAACGTCGGAAAGAAGAAAGCCGGAGTTGTAGGCATAGGAATGAACGAAAGTTCATTTTTAATTAACTTTGCCTATAACTGTCGGACTTATTCGTTCCTCCACGTTATTAACGACGAAGGCTATACTGTGCTTACGCACATTGATGGGGTTCCGGTTGGCCTATAGTCTCTAGGGGTTTCTTAAACCGAGATAGTCTCGGACAGCAAACATAACCATCTTTAAGGAGTCGGTAAAATGAGAAAGAGCCCGTATGTGAACGACAATACCGGTATCGCGTATATGAAAAACGCGGCTGGGGTCGTGATCGGCGGGCCCTGGCTCACTAATCGGATCCTTGCTGAATCGGGAACGTTTGTTTCAGTGAAGACGCCGGGGTTTAAAAACCTGAAGCGCAGTCAGCTCCCGTGGAATCCTTTCAGTCAAACGTTCCTCTCTGAGAAACGAACTGAAGGATTTATCACGAACACGACTGCTAATCAGTACACCGTCGGATTCTGCTATGGCAACATCGGAGGTTCTTCGTCGGCGTTGTTTGAGGTTAGCTCTACTGAGGTGAGCGCCATTGCTAAAAGCAAACTGTTGAACGAGCTGTCAAACAGCTCTGTTAACTTGGCGCAATCCTTTGCTGAGCGAACCCAGACAGCTAACCTGCTTGGGACTTCTGTGAATAGACTAGCAACGCTTGCGCTAGCCATAAAACGTGGCAATTTCAGTCATGCTGTTAAACTCATCGAGACCACCGCATCGGGGCAGGAGTTAGCGCGGCTTCGCCGGCTTGCGAGAAAGTTCGAATCGTCTTCCGACGTTCGAATCTATCGCAGGCAGGTGAATCCGCTTGGCTCTAATACTCGCTCTGTGATGGACTTTTTCGGGAACGCATGGCTGGAGTTTTCCTACGGATGGCGGCCTCTGGTAAACGACATCTATGGCTCTTGTGAATTACTCGCTAACACCTACAACCTGAAAAGGCCAACGGTGGTTTCGAAGAAACACGAGATGTCTCTTTCGAGACTGGGCTATCCGTGCCGCACTAAGAACGAGCCTTTCGGTACCAAAAATATCGAGATGGCTTATTCGGCGTCGACGCGGAAGGTCCGTTATGTTGTCGAATATCTAGAGGACAGCCAGGCTCTTACCTTGCTAGCCCAGACTGGTATGACCAATCCGGCACTTTTGGCGTGGGAACTTCTTCCCTACTCCTTTGTGATAGATTGGGCTTATCCTTTGGGCCAGTATCTTAAGAACCTGGAAGCTACACGAGGTCTCGTTTTTCAACGGGGTGTGCGTGTAGAAACGTGGAATCACTCCCACACAACGAAGTGGGTGTGCGATAAGAAGGACGTTCGGGATAATTGGGTGTCAGGCTGCAGTCGTGATCTTGTCTCTCAAGGCAAGACCCGTACTGTGCTAGCATCCTTTCCTTCTCCGAGCCTTCCTGCTTGGCGCTTACCTACTTCGAATTCACAGATAGCCTCAGGGCTATCACTTTTAAATCAACTTTTCAGAAAGTAATACCATGGCAGCTCGCGCTAACCTGGTTATCAACGACGGACAGGTAGCACCTGTAGCTCATACCTTCAATCCGAATTCTGGGGACGGAAACGTCCCTGGTGTTTCGGTGATCTCGTATGAGGACCGCTCGGGTGGTGTCATTGTGGGTTTCCCCTTGGTGATGGTTGCAACACGCAAGCCCTCGAAACAGCTGAAGAACCATAAACTGGTTCTGACTGTCAAAGTGCCCGTGCTGGACAATATCACCAACTCCACTACTTCTGGCATTTTGCCTGCTCCTAGTGTGGCATACGATGTTATGGCGAAGGTAGAATTCATTCTGCCTGAACGCGCAACATTGGCTGCCCGCAAGGATCTTTTGGCCTATGTCAAGAACCTTCTGGCCAACGGCTTGGTGACGTCAGCAGTCCATGACCTTGAGTCTCCCTGGTAAGTAATTACCGTGGATTCGATCAAGTTCATGGTGCTGGCCGCCATTGCCGTCCTTCTCATCATCCTTGTTTTTCAACAGCTCGACGGAAGTCAGCAGAAAGTTCCAAATGAAAGCCTCTCGGCTTCGCAGAGAAGTGGACCTCTTAAGGGGGATCTACTCACGTGACAACGCTCTTGCAGATGTGGCAAGACTTTACGAACTTCTTCCGGGAAGAGGTGTTGCAGTTAATTTTGCAGCACCTCCTCCGGTTGTGGACGTAGAGTCTACCAATCATCACAGCTTCCGAAGGAAGTCCCTTAAAAACGCGTTCCTAAAGAAATTCAAAGGTTTTACTTTTGGAAATCCCAGGGAATACGCCAAAAAAGACTTTCTTAGGTACGAAGCTCACTGCGTCTCATCTAACGAATTCATCAGAAACCTTCGGCAAGGGGGACACCCCCATCTGCAATCCATCCTTTTGATGGCACAGCATAAAATTGCTAAGGTTCTCGGTGAGTTTACGTTGGAAGAGCTGCTGGTGGCTTCGCGCTGGGGTCCCGGATCAACATCAAGTTGCAAAGGTTCCTTGACGGCATCGGCGACGAAATTTTCGTCGAGACCCGATGTTACCAAAGAGTTCTTGCCGTATGCACGATTGCTCGTGCCTCTACTGCCCTCATGGTCAGCATTACTTTGTGATGTTGATTACGGCGTGATCGCTAACCCGATTATGCCCCTAGTTAGGGGGAACAAGGTCACTTTCGTTCCGAAGGATGCCAAAACGCATCGCACAATCGCTGTCGAACCTCACATCAATGTTTTCTTTCAGGCTGGCCTTGGTCAGCTCATCAGGAAACGGATGAAAAGGTACGCACGCATCGACTTAGAAGATCAGTCCCTTAATCAGAGACTGGCTCAACTAGGTTCACGTGACGATTCGCTAAGCACTTTAGATCTCAGCGGAGCTTCTGACACTTTGTGTCGGGAGCTCGTTCGAGATCTTTTGCCAGAACGCTGGTTCGAATGGCTGGACGCGGCCCGTTCTCATTTTGGAGAGCTTGATGGCGAATTTATTCGCTATGCGAAGTTCTCCTCGATGGGAAACGGTTCCACGTTCGACCTCGAGAGCCTGATATTCTGGGCCATCTCTTCGGCTGTAGTTGAAAACGAAGGTTACAACTCCTTTTGGGTCAATGTGTTCGGTGACGACATTGTAGTGCCTTCCGGCGCTGCAGAGTCTGTCATAGCGACACTAGAATCCTTGGGGATGATTGTCAATAAAGATAAATCTTTCTTGTCGGGACCCTTTAGGGAGTCCTGCGGGAAAGACTATTACCTCGGCTACAACACTAGACCAATATACCTTAAAGGTATACCGACCAGAGCCATTGACTGGATTATATTGTGTAACAGCATCCGGATACTTTCCAATCGTTGGATGGAAGGCGAAGGGTGCTGCCAGACCTTAAAAACAGCCTATGACTTTGCTTTATCCCGCGTTCCTAAG